CTTTCAGTGTCTGACAAAATCTCATGTTTATGGCCGTCTGAAATGGTTTGGTCGCACACGGGACACGTCTCATTCTCTCTGAAAAAAGTGATCCGTTTCTCGAGGTCGCGGATAGTCGATTGCCTATCTTGACCTCTGAGCATAAGACTCTGCTTCCTATCCGATAGCAGTCCCACCCTTTGTTCGGCTTCTGATACAGATTCATCGAGTCCGAGGCTAAGCTCACTATTCTCAGCCTGTAGTTCATCGATGAGATCCTCCGATGCTTGTATCCTAGATTCATATTGTCTTTTATTTTCTTCTGTTAATGCTGTAATATCTGCAATGTATTTTGTTTGAGCTTTGATTTGTATGTCTGTATTATTGATCTCTGAATCAATGTTCTTGATATTATCTTTTAATGTAGTGGTCTTCTCTTTAAGGATGGTATTCATCTTCGAAAAGACACCGATATCGAGTAGGTCTTCGATTACTTCTCTACGTACCCATGTTGATAGCTGCATGAATGGTATAAATGAAGAAGAACCAAGGACTACGACTTGATGGAATGACTTATGATTTAGTTTAAGGATGTTTTGCTCTAAGATCTGTTGGTACTCTTTAGAATGTGATGATTGGTTAATCATCGTGTCATTCTTCCAGATCTCAAAGATGTTTGGCTTAATACCACGAATGATCTTAAACTCTGCCTTTCCAATCGTAAAGTCTACTTCTACTACGGCTCCTTTACCATTGATAGAGTTTACTAATTGAGGCTTATTGATATTACGATGAGGCTTTCCAAATAGGCCAAATGATATGGCATCAAGCATGGTAGATTTACCAGACCCGTTTTGGCCTACTACGAGGGTAGTCTTATCTTTGTTTAAGTCAATAGTAGTGAAAGTATTTCCTGATGAAAGGAAATTCTTATAACGCAACGTTTTGAATATAATCATGCTATTTCTAAGGTCTGAGCCTCTGTCATCAATTCACGCATTTGTACTTTAATACGTTCTTTATCCAATTCAGTATCAACACCGTCGACATATGAATCCATGATAACTGCTGTATCATCGAACTGGATGTCGGTATCTGCCACATTCTCTCCGATAAACTCATTAAAGTTTTCGGCGATCTTTAATTCGAGTATAGACTCATTCTGGATACGATCAATAAATCGATCAAAGGTGAATGAGTCTTTCTTATTTACTACTACCACCTTCACGAACTTGTTCGCAAGGTGACCAACCGAAATACTATTATAATCTGTTTTCTCATCATTGTAAATGATTTTTTCGAATAAAGTGTGCGGGTTATGTATCTTTTCTATCTCACGAGTCTCAGTATCAATAACATGAAAACCCTTTGGGTCATGAGCATCTGACCAGAAAAACTCAATCTGTGTACCTAAATAATGTATGTTATCTTTTTGAGAGCCACAATGGAAATGTCCTGATAGGACCTTCTCAAATCGAGTAAAGTGTTTTGACTCCATACCATGAGGACACTTAACACCTCTCATCATCTCAAAGCCATTTAACTCGAGGTGCGCACCTAGCCAATCAGCCTTACAGTTCTTAACAAAGTTCATGGACTCATCATAGTTTTGAGAGTTGATCCATGGTAATAATGCCATCTTTAGAGAACCATACTCCATCACAGTGGGTTCCATGACGATATGGATCTCATTCATATAATGACCGAGTAACTCTTTGAGAGAGTTGACTTGATTAGTATTCTTAAAGTACACGTCATGATTACCAGGAATGATATCCATCTTCATGCCGTATTTACGAAGCGGGTCTAAGAATGAGTGTCTATTATGATTTAAGGCCTTAAAGTTGATAAACTTCCTGTGATCATAATAGTCTCCCAAGTGTAGGATTTGTTCAATCCCATGTTCTTGACAGTAAGGAAAGAACACTTCTGAGTAAAAAACCCTGGCGTTCTCGAGGAAGATCTCGGATGAGTTACGAATACCGCAATGCGTGTCATTTAATACTGCTACCTTCATGTCATAAATTCACTCAAATCTGAATCAACTTGTTTAGTACGTCTTTTCCTTTTTTCTTCTGATGCAAACTTCTTCAGTTCGTCATCAACATATCGTACCTTTTCAATGCGATCCCTTAGTGTATCAACGAATGCTTCTACTACCGTATCAGACATACCTCCTGCATCTAGCTCATTATCAATGAAGTTTTCAATGCCAGATCTAGATAAGTACTTCATCTTGATATCTTGTTGTTTCTTCTCTTTAGCGATGCGTCTAAGGAATGCATACCAAGTAATTTGAGTGAAATAAGCGAATGCGTTTGGTTTTCCAGTACGTGTTGCAGCTTCAAGGTTATAGTTCTCAATAGCCTTCAAACAATTTTCAACTGCATCCATGACCATTTCTTCGCGATATGTGTAGCGAATAAAGTTAGATTTGTGAGACAAACCTTCAGCGATTCGTAAGAAACACTGAGCAATATAATTAGGTACAATTGGAAGGTTTTGATTGTTAACTTTAGCGTCACGTACTTTTTCTACGTATTTTACGACAGCTTCTGAAAACTCTGCATTGTTGACATAATGGATGCTTTTTCTTTTCTGTTTAGCCATTTAGCAATCCTTTCATAATAATAAGATATTATACCACACCGAGAAAAAAATGTAAATAGTTATTTTTAGGGTTTACAAACCCGGCCCATGTGGTATAATAGACTGTGGTCTAGAGGGAGAGAGAATACCCCTAATGGTATGTACCCTTCGGTTTGAACTTAATGATATTACTAGTATTATCTGCAGAATCTTTCATCACTATATTTTCTACATCTTGTTCTTCAAACTTTTTCCTAAGATAACTCTTAAAATCATCTTCAGATAGATCATCTAATGAACCACCCATATCTGAGATAAAATCATCTAGACTAAGATGTCGTTTGTTGTTTTCAAACCTTTCAACTTCTTGCATAGCTGATGCATAATGGGCAGCGAGTATATTCGAAGGCATGGTCTCAGCTAAGACATGAAATGCATTTAATACTACTGTCTCATTTAATACATCATGGAATGACATCCATGGCTTAAAGGAATAAAATCTCACGTTATTTTCATGGTCTTCGATATTGATGATCTTTAATGCCCGCCGAATGACCATGTCACTATTATCCTCATCAGGATAATCGATCACTTCACAGATGATCTCTTCGTCGTTTGCAAGCTTTAACTGCTTAATGTCCATCTCGATTAAATCCTATGGTATAGTTCTTATATTTGAACTGTTCTTTTTTATATATCTTTTCCCTTTCGTCAGCATGCAGAAGGGCAAAGTTCTTACGAGACTTCCAACTAATATCATCGATAATATCATACAAAGTGGTATCAGAACCATCATCACTCTTCCTTAAGCCTCTACCTATACTTTGTAATACTCTAATCTGTGACTTACTGGGTGACGCGAAAATAATATTATGTAAGTTCTTAATATTGATCCCTGTGGAAAATGTACCTAATGAAGCCACAACGATCGCTTCTTTGCTTCTTTCCACAATACCTCGTATTGCTTCACGGTCGGTGGCACCGACATCACCAGAAACAAAAAATACTTTACGACCTTCTTCAGCTGCATCTTGTATACTCCTAAATAATGGTTGACCGTGTTTCTCTACATAGTTGTATAGTACGAGAGTATTTCCTTTTAAGTCAAGCGCTAGATTACGTATGAAGCCATTACGTTTTTCGCTTGAGACAATGTAGTCGAGTTCCTCCTGATATGTTCGTTTACCAAACTCTTTACGTACCTTTTCTGCATATATAAGTACAATTCGTTTGATCTCGAGCTGGGCGAGAGTATCGTTATCTTGTAATGATTTTGTTGTGGTAACGCGGTATATCTTACCGAATAAACCTTGGAGTACGAGTTCATGTGTTAAAGCTCCATCAAGTGTACCTGTTGTTCCAAACCTATATTCTGCCTCACTCGCCTTATTCATGATAGACATCAAAGACTTAGACTTAAATCCATGACATTCATCGCCTATCACCATACCAAATTGAGAGAACCAATCCTTAGGTAGTTTATATATCGATTGCCATGTAGATATGACTATGCTATGGCCATCACAATTCTTATCTTTACCAGAATATATACGATGTATAGCACTTTCTGGTTTTCCATACGATACTAAGTCACCATACATCTGTTCTACCAAAGATGTAGTCGGTACGATGATTAGTACTCTGCTTGCTTTAGGATATTTATAGCCAGTAGTGAGTCTTTCTAACCAATAACTCGATAAACAGTGTATTATGAGGGATTTTCCTGATCCTGTTGGGCTGAGCAAGATGGCGCGTTTCCTGATGATGGCTTCTCCCACACAGTCAAACTGATAGGGACGAATATCGAAAGGAAGATTAAGCTTACTGCAAAAATCACTAAGATCTTCTCGCTTGAGAGTATTTCGAGCATCTGGCAACCCGTAGTTAGAATCTATTGACTCCACTATATATCCGCGAGTTTCTGAAAATTGAATTAAGTGGTAATATAAACCTGCTGGTAATTCACCTGACATGCGATTGAAGAGTCTGATCTTACCATCCCAAACTCGATTGCGATATGCAGGCATGAATTTATAGCCTGGAACATAGAACGAAAAGAACTCATTCAGCTCTTGAGCTATACCTGAATCACAGTCTATATGTAGATTAGCGTAGTTTAATAGCCTGACTCGAATTGTTTCCACTTAATCATATTACCTATTGTTTGATGTCTCCAATTGATATTGGAGATGATCTCTGTTAGGGTATCTATCACTGTTTTGTAATACTGAATCTTAGTCTCAGACAACGTGATATCGGGGTCACTGTCGTAATAGTAATCCATCTCTCCTTTGAGAATCTTAAGGCCATTGAACGGATCAGGTGTCCACCCACGCGACAACAGTTCGTCTTTATCCATTTTCCCATTATAATATAACCATTTATCTTTCAATAGTTTTTTTTGATCAAACTCAGCCTTCTTCAATTGAAGCTTATACGTTGTTAGGAGTTCTAAGTATTTAGCATGAAGGATAGGAGCTTGTCGTGAGGACTCGTCAAGCTTATTAGGGTTGATAACACAATCTTTTGCCCACATTTCGTGGATGGATTTCAAATCAAGCATCATATAACTCCAGACATAATTATATATTATATCATAGAATGAGGTAAAAGTAAATAGTTATCCGTCTAATAATTCTAAATCTAAATACCAGGCACCGGTCGTGGTGCTGTGCTAGCGTCTAATATCTGAACCGTGTCTCCAGCAACTTCTCGAGAACTCATCCAAATTCTAATAGCTGCTACCGTTTTCGAAATAGAATCAAAATCAAAACTCTGCATTTTAGTCCATTGATTTGCTAATGTAGGAGCTGAAGTACCTTTATACCACCATATTTCACCTGCATTATCACCATTCCAATAAAATAAACTATACCAATTTGCGCCAGCACCAAAAGCTGCAGCTAAACCATCATTAGTACCATTATCTTCATTATTGACATCACCTGTATCAGTTCTAAGAGCCATTTGAGCATCATACGATGCTGTCGCTGAAGCGTAACTTGGACTAGTTAAAGGGTCATTTGTATCAGTAAAACACATATATCCTATTGCTGATCTATTAGTAGATGTTGTTCCGTGGCCAGTATATTTTGAATAAATCCAGAAAGGGCCAGACATAAGTGAACTAGGAATTGGTGTTGAATATAAATTAGAAAAAGTAGCTGTCTGTGAACTTAAAGACCATGTACTAGTACCACTATTCCAACTCCATGTTCCGTTATTTGTTACACCCTGACTAGCACTACCTGTACTACCTGTTTGATCTATATTAGTCCAATTAGAAGCTGTAATAAAAGTAAGAGGTGAATATGTTATTGTAGTTAATTTGCTGAGTATATTAACTCCATCACTGGCTTTGAACGTATATGTAAATGATCCACTTGAATCTGAACCAATTGGAGTAAATGTGTATGTGCCATCAGTATTTGATATTGTTACAAATGTGGATGCAGAGTCGCTTGCAACTCCAGTCCATGTAATTGGAATACCTTCCGAATCCGATGCGGAAAGATTCAAAACTAATGGTGTTGCACTATCAGTAATAAAATAATCAGTGTTTGGTTCACCACCAGAACCCCAAGTAGGTGTATTATTTACAATTGTAGCAGAATACCAACCAACACCATTATTGATATACATTCTAGCATTCGAATTTACAAATGCCATTGAGCCACTATCAACACCAGATAAAGGAAGAAGTCCAATAGAATCATATAATGTAAGAGAACCACCTCCACCGTCAATAGCTAATGCAGCATTTGT